GTGGTTCACACTATTTCAAAACCACAGAAATACTTAGATGGTATTGAATACTGCAAACGTAACTTTATTATGATGCAAGAATTTAATCAACTTAACGAAGGTGTTAAACTTGATTTGATGTTATCGTTCAAAAAATTACAGCCAAATGAGCAAGCTCAAAATAATAAAAACTCTGACGCTTAAATCGGGAGCTTTTTTATTCTTATTTGAAATATAAAATGGCAACAAAAAAAGCCTAACAGGCTCTTGATAGAATTTATATACATCTTACAACTAAATTTTTTATTTAAAGGAATTACTATAATATTTAAAATGATTGTCGGTCTCTCTGTACCAGCCAAAATATATCACATACGATTAAACTTTAATTAAACAAGTATACTGCTAGACTTGTTAAAGAACTCTCTGTTTCTATTAACATCTCTTATTATACCATGCATTCATATTATTTACAATCTACTTTTTTTATATTTGAATATTAGTAATACCTAACGCTGTTTTGTCGTTGAGATGGTGTGTTTTAGAGTATCAGATGTTTATTTACAAGCACATAGCCTCTCCGTGTTTGTAAGCACGTCTGTTCAATGGGATAATGTTTTGAACCCCATCAATCTCTATTAGGTCGTTCAATCTTAGCAACAATGCTATTCAGTTCATTTGTAAGCGCCATGATCTGATTAGTCGGTGCCACAACATTATAGAACTGGCCAAAAGGTATACGCTGGGTGTACTTACAGGTACGCCCTGAATATTAGTTTTACTCAAAAATGAGTATAAATAGTTTTAGTCATATTTGTCCAAAACTTAACAGGCGTACCCGAAAGTACACTTGTTCGCAGTTTGTTGCGAATATATTTTCCCCCACTTATGGGGAATTCGCCACATATGGCGAAAAACTGATTATGTACCACATTTTTATTTGTGTGTTATTTGAGCAAAGAAAAAACAGCTCAAAGGCTGTTCTGTCGCTCAATCATCGTTTATATTTTTGTGTTATTTACTTGAAATACCATGCAATCTAACGAAACGTTAAAAGTTAGAAACGTTGTTATATCAAGGTTTTTGAAACCTTATGCAACGCCATGAAACATGATAAAGGAGCTAGCGGGACTACATTTCACTTAGTCATATCAACGTATACAGCGTTTTGTACCATTTTGTGTACCTAATCAATCAAACCGTTTAAAATATTACCAGTCGCATCACTTGCCCTTTTGGTCACGTCACTATATATATTTAACGTCATAGAAACGTCTGCATGTCCTAAATATGTTTGAACTTGTTTAATGTTTGCACCCTGATCTATTGCTAAGGTTGCCCATGTATGACGTAACTTGTGCATTGATAATCCAACCGCTACGCCGTATTTATCACTGACACTTCGCAACCACTTATTAGGTCTAATCGTCTGTAATGTATGCCCCTCGTTTTGAAAAACATAATCATCACTTTTATTATATCCTGTGGCTTCAAACCAATCAGCAAGAACAGCCATCATCTTATTGTCAACTTTAAGGGTACGTCTGCTTGTCTGGCTCTTTGGTTCTTTAATGTAGGTACTACCTGCTAGACCACGCCCTAGAGCTTGCACGATGTTAATATAACCACCATCAAAATCAATGTGTTGCCATTCTAACGCAAGTATTTCTTCTGTTCGCATACCAGTGAATACAGCCAATCTAAGCAAGGTATAAGCCTGTTGGTTCATATACTTGTATTGATTGTCTAAAACGTCTACAAAGGCTTTAAATTCATCAACGTCCATGAATTGCTTGGGCTTATTTAATTGCTTGCGCTCCTTTGGCATCTCAATCTTGGTAAATGGGTCAACTGGTATCATATCCATTCTGACTGCTATATTAAGCAACCGTCTAAAATAACCAGCAACCTTGCGATACCTAAGCAATTTCCCTTGTAATGTGTTAATATAGCGTTGTAACTTAATAGGTGTTATATCAGTGACCAACGTATCGCCCCATTCAGATATGATATGTGTTTTAAAGACAATCATTGTCCGATTAAGGGTACTTTCTTCAACGGTATGCTGGTATGTATCTAACCACATTCTGTACAACTCTTTAACAGTCATCACGCTGGGAGTTGTTTTTTTATTGTATTTACTATTGCCATTAGCAAACTTAACAAGTTCAGTATTAAACCATTGTTGCGCACTTTTTTTATTTTCAAAGCCACGTTTTTTCACTCTTACTTTTTCATCATTATAATTTAGATAACCGTTCACCTCCCAAACTTTGCCTTTTGGTGTGTCTATTTGTTGTATCTTCATTATTTACCTCATTACTTAATAGCGAGTGAGCTATGTACAAAAGGTCAAACAAAAAAGCATGATACATAAAGTACACACGCTTTCATTATTTCATACTATTTGACTGGTTGCACGTTTTTAATCGTAGTAATGTTTTACAGCTTCATCAATTTCATCACGATCATATCTGATACCATGTTCAGTTGGGTATGCTGTTACTTTTCCATTATTAACGTAATACTTCATGAACGTATTATCAGATGCACTGATGTATTGATGTGCTTTACTACGGTTCAACCATTTTGGGTATTGTTCTGCTTTTTCCATATTATTTTAATCTCCAATCTCAATTTTGTCATTTAATTTCAAAGTGATAATGTCATAAGAAATATAGATATTTTGCTCATCTGAACTAATATCAACAATGTCATAGGCTCTACCGTTAGGCATCTCAACAACTAATCCACGTTCAACTGACTTATTATGCCTAATTACTATTAAAATAGTGTCTTGTAATTCAGTACCAAATATACTGTATTGCTGTGTCATACTTCTGCTTTTTGGAGAAAACTTAGCTGAAAATTTTGGTATAAATGTATCTCGGTCAATACCATCTTCACCCGTTTGAGACCCAACTTCGCCAAAATAAACAATGTGGTTAAAATTACTAGGCTTCACATTCAACATTCTTATTTTCCTCCTACAATCTCACTTCTAAGGTTAGTCAACATGATACGGACACCAATTGAATAGCCCTTACTCAACTCACGGTCATAATACATTGAAGTAGCCAACGTTTTAATCAAACGATTATATAGATCTGCATCAACTGCCAAAATATCATCATCAGTGATTTTCATTTGGATTGATGCCTTAATCATGGCAGTAGCGCCACTAATCAAGCTCGTAAGTGTTTTGAGTTCGTTCTCATCATCATCAATATTCAATTCATCTTGTAGCTCTTGTGGTGTAATTATCGCCATGTGCCACCTCCTGTGGTTATTTAATATGTACGTACCCATCTCTGGGTACATGATGTTACTTACCTGCTGGAACACCATAGGTAATAAACTTACCAGCATTGGTGTCGGCTGCCTTAAAGTCCGCACGCAAGGCAACGGCAAGAATACGCTCAAAGTTTTCGTTGTGATCCCATTCAACCGCAACATCAGAACGCATTGCTTCCAATACAAATGCTTTAGGGTCTCCCACAAAGGCTTTTGCATCACCATCAACGCCTAACACGTCATCAGCGACAATCAAGACGTTTGAGCCAAACAATGACTTACCTGATGCACTAGCGATTGAGTCTTGCAACAAGTAACGACCATTAGCATCTTTCAACAAATCAACGGCATTGTAGAAACTTTCAGTCACAATCCATTGACGGTCATAGTTAGCCAATCCCTTGTTAAAGGCTGTCTTCAAATCATCTGTTGTGTTTGCTGACACGGCTGTGGCTGTTTGCAAAATCTTCCCAATTTGATATTGTTCAGTCAATTCTTTGGCTTCTTGAACGTAGGTATTAAGCAATGTCTTGAGGTTTGGAGCGTCTTGCACCATTTCCATAGACAATGGCAACGCACCACGATAAGTGAGTGCCTTATAGTCAACACCTTTCAAAACTGCGTTTGCAATTTCAGGGTTTTCAGCTCGTTCTTCGGCCGTTGTTAAACGTGCTGTGTTCTTTTGCAAGACAGGCAATGTTCCCATACCTGATGTTACTGATACACGGTTGATAACGGCTGACAAATTACGAACATCAGTCGGTACTTTTTGAATATCCAAAATCTCTTTTGGAATGACAACACCTGCTTCTGTGGTAGTGACACCATTTGCTCGCTTTTCGGCTGTCTTCAAATAATGAATGAAGTCACGTACTTCTGTGGTCTCTTGTTTTTTGTTTGGATCAATTTGCATGTTATTGTTTCCTTTCTTATCTGTGGGTTCTGCATCATCAGGCTTATCATCTGACAAACCTTGTGCCTTTTTAACGGCATCTAATCGGGCTTGCAAGTCATCAATTTGTTTCTGCAAATCATCAACACTGGCTACACCCTTTTGAACATCAGTCGTATCAGAATCATCTGCCATTGCCAATGCTCGTACCTCTTTAACTTTGGAAGCCTTTTGGGCTTTTAAGCTACTCAATCGGGCTTCAATTTCACTAACTTTCATCTTTGTATCTCCTATTCGTAAGTTGTAAGCACTGCCAAAGCCTTAGCCTTGACCTCACTCTGTTTCAGGTTCTCAAGCGCTCTTGTGACATTCACAGTAGTGTCCTGATAAGCAGGCATAGTCACTACTGATACTTCATATAAAGCACCTATTTTTTCAATAACACGTTCTGGTGTTTGGTCTGCACCTCTATCCCAATCATCAGCATCAACTGTGAAACCAAAGCTCATGCCTTGCAAATTACCAGCACGGATATTGGTGTAAACGTCTTTCCCTAACGTGGTATTGGGAATATTTAAACTAAAACGTAATCCCTTTTTATCAATTTCTAACTGCAATGTATTGGCTGATGTTCTGCCTAATACATTCGCAAAATTATGATCGTATAACGCTACTACGTCACTAAAATCAACATCATCAAAAGCGTTGGGGTCAACACGTTCAATAAATCCACCTAGATTTTGACTTGGTTCATTAAAGACAACGGCATACCCACCTATCTGACCAATAAAGTCATCACTAGCGGTATCACGTACTTCTAACCCTTTAATATCAAAGGTTCGTGTCTCTTTATCGTTCATAAATTGATAACCCCCTTGTCAATTAGAATTTTTTGCGCCTGAGAGGCTTCTAAGATGCCCTTATCAACAAAATTCAATAGATCTTGCTTCAAAGTGGCGTTTGAATAATCCAAAATGCTATTTAAATCTAAAGAAATATCATCACTAAATTTTAGTTGAATTTCACTAATTAGCGGTTCAATATAGCGATTCAAACTGTTTAGATACATGTTCTGAATCATCTTCAAAGAACTTTGTTGATCTCCCTGACCATTTAAATAGCTATCCGGCACGCCAAATGCTTTGCTAATTTGTTGCCTTTGATATGTTGCACTATTTAAATATTTGGCTATATCCGCATTGATCGAGATACTTTGGAAGTCTGCACTCTGATCTAATACCAAAGTACGACCTGCGTTACTTCCCGTGTTAGCTTTCTCAAACTCTTTGCGGACATTCTCTTTGGCTTCTGGACTAACAACCGCATCAGGTATTTTAATCAGTGATGTTGGATTGATAGCCCGTGCCAATGTAGCCATTGAAAGCCTGTCGGCTTGGTCTTGCTGTTGTACCTCATTCACAAGGCTTTCCAACGGACTATGACCAATCAGCTCACCACCATTGACACCGTGTGCCATGATTTTAAAGTGAAGCACGCTTTTTGCATTGTATGCGCCACCTTGATAATCGCCAAACGGTGTAATTTGATAACTCAAGACATCATTTGTTAAATCAAGCATGACGTTCTGATTTGGGATATAGCGCAATTCTTTACCATCAATCACCACAAAAGCATTACCTGATAACAAAATTTCTAAAATGACTGTCTGCCAAAAGTTGTATCGACTTGTGAGATGACTGGGATTATTCAAAACATTCAAAGCATTCTGATTTGTTCCAATATAAGTTGCTCCCGCAATGTCGGCACTTATTAAACTAACAACGCTGTATATATCGCTATTTCGCAATGCAGTATCAGCGCTAATCATCTCATTAGGGACAATATTTGTCCCACTGTCTGCAAAAATAAAAGGCATGTAATTACTAGGTGTAATCATCTGCCTTGTTTCAAATGGATTTTTTAAACTCATGGATTAGCCCCCTTTGGTACTAGGATATAAGCCAAAACAAACAGCCCAATCCCGACTATCAGGAAGCCCAACGGTTTAAACATCATAAATGCACTGACTGCAATTGAAATAATACCCAATACAATCAGGGCAAATGGTACATAAGTCATCATCTTTTTCATTGGCTCTCCTTTCTAAAATGTAAAATCGTTCATGAAGTAGTCATTGACTTCATCTGTGTTCATACCAGCAAATGGGCTTTTGTTCTGCTCATCAGGCGCATTCGTAAATGACGTGAAGTAAAACATGCCCTCAAATAAGGCGTTGACAATGGCATCAGCCACATCAATCTTTGCACTGTTGGTATTCTTATCAATCTTGATACCATTGTTATCTTGTACAATAACTGCATTAGATAACGCACCAAACATGGCTTCATCATCAAGCATGGTTATTTGTGACTTGATAAACGTTGTTTGTAAGAACTTCGTGGGTTCATTTAATGACTTGATACCCTGACGAACTGGAATAATCAAATACTCATTTTTGACTTCATCTAGTCGCCTAATAAACGTCCCTGTCCCCCATTGGTCATACAAGATAGCCTTAACATTGAGATCATATTTTTCAATGAACGACAACATGAAGTTAAATACCTCATCTTCATCAATCAAACCGAATCTGTCACGAGTGATTGTGGCAAAGCCCTTACTTTCAACGTCTCGATAATTGATGCCGTCACGCTGTTCTTTGGCTTCAATCGTTCCCAACTTAGCCAATGGAATAAATGAGTGTTGATACAAGTGATATTTTTGGTTGCCTGTATCGTCTGTATAAGGGAATACAAAGGCTATCGCTGTATCATCATTAGTCTGGCTGTAATCAAACCCAATATAGACATCTCTGCCTTGCATATTGAACGCTGGAATAATTGCCTGTGTGAGCAAATCAACTGGTAGAAACGCATTCTCTTTTGCATTCTGCCATCTGTTCATGTTCTTAGTGAGAAAATCAGGCAAGCGCCCTTGTGAGTTCAATTCATCTCGTTCAGCCGTCATTTTTGGTATCGCTGACTTGCGTTTGGATTCTAACTCAAACAATGGATTAGACTTCTGCCAAATACTAGGGTCTCCAAAGGCTTCATCATCATTATCTTGTTCCCATGCTAAAAACAGAATATTATCAATCTCATGCCATGTCTTTTGCGCCATATACGAGCTATAACGCTTATAATCTGCAAACATTGGACTGCGCACATCTGTCCCACTGGTACTGATGAATATTGTTTGTGAATACGGAAGAAACGTTTGCCCTGATGTGATTGAGTTGATAAACGAACGGTCTTTAAATAAATGGTATTCGTCAACCACAGCATAACTAAAATGACCAATACCATCACTAGTCGTGCTTGATGATGCACTTAATTTACGCATGGTAGTAGATTGGCTCTTAATTCGCATCTCACGTTGGTTGTACTCAATACCCCACTGCTTAGCCATCTTAGAAAATGTACCGCCTGCTAGGTTAGCCCATTGACTAGACATGTATTTAAACAAGGCATCAGCATGAGCTGTATCAGCACTAGCCACAGCCAACTGTCTATTTGTTTTAGGTTGCCCAAACAAGAAATTGAACAGGCTTATCAACGCCATCACGGCTGTTTTACCATTTGCACGTGCCATTGATATAATTGCCCTGTCAAAGCGCTTTCCGTCTGTTTCTGGCTCTTTCCAACCCTCCAACAAACCAACGATAAACGCTTCATAAGGACTGATTTTAAACGGCTCATGTGTCTCTAAATCAACTAATAATGTACTGAACTTGATAATTTTATCCGTTCGTTCTGCATCATAAACATAATGAAACTCTGAATCACTTTTAATTCGTTGCAAATCTGACAAATGACGTTCACATGCTAGTTTGATTTTCTCGCCTGCAATGATATGACCAGTCAAGACACCAACGGCATATTTGATGGTTGGTTCATCAATCCCATATTCATTGATAACGTCTTGATAGGGTTCAATCATGTTGTACCACCAAACATATCAGCAATGGCATCAGCACTCAAAGAGTCGTCCTCACTACTTGCCGTATCAATCAACGTTGCACGTGAACTCGGACTCAATCCTAACTCACCACCCAATGACTTAACTTTTCCAGTAGCATCATTTAAAACGGCAGTAGCTGGGTTTTTATAGTATCGACCGCCATTTTCATAGATCGCCCCAACTTCTTTGATATTTTCATAGGCTTCACGCATAGCACTGTAATTGATACAAAAGGCTTCTAGCGTTGACTTGTCCGCTACTGTGATATAACCTGTTTTATTTAATTCAGGGACTAAAGTTGTCCATAATCGACTTGCTACACCAGTTAGATACTTAGGTGGTGTTTTAGGAAGTTTATTCATATCTGCATTGGCTTGCTTCAACGCTTCGGTTCGTTGACGCTGGTAAGCACGATCAGACTCATCAATTGTAAGTTTTGCTTTTCTAGGCATTCGCTACCTCCTAACTTTTTATTTTATGTACTGAAAGATTGCGTTAGTACAAATATGGTGGTATGCTGAAGCTATAAAACATACCAATTCAGCGCCTCACAAGGGCGCTTTTTATTTGTCCTGCCTTAAAACGAAAAAATAACTGTTTTTTTCATCAAGGAAGGCTCCAACGCAATCGTTCAATGCCCGTTTAAAGTCACGGGGGACTAAAGATGAAATATTTCCCACCCACCACAGAATAATAGTGAATGACGAAACACTAAAGAAATGAAAATTTTCACGTACCCACCCGACCAACCATGTACGTAATATAAAAAGGACTGAACTTAATCAATCCCTTAATGCATTTATCCACCACTCACGGCTCAAATGTCTTAGTCTATTGTCTTCAATCTTATTTTCAATCGCTGTCTTATGATTGTGATGCGCTCGATTAAGTAACCATAGATTATCCATGTCATATTGTTCTGCTTTAGTATCAAGCAAACGTCTAGGCACAATATGGTCAACAATCAATTCACCTGTATCGTAACCAAGACCATCAATGGCATCAACATACATGTCACGTTGCTTAATGTACTGACTAATCTTAGTCCATTGCTTCGTATGATAGAACTCATGTCCCAGCTCTGGTCTGATCGTCTCATCATATTTAATCCTATCGTGACGACCTCTCAAAGTTTTAGAATTTAAATCCTTTTCAGCATCACGCTCTAAATGATAGGCATTCATGCGTTTGTTGTAATGCTTATCACAGAACGAAAATCCTATTTTTATAAGCTCTCTACACCCTATCTCGGCACATCTATGTAATCGCACAGTAATCCTCCCAGCCAAATAAAAAAGAGAATGCATTACTGCAATCCCTCATTTCACTGTATCAACTGAAATATCTTATGATACTATATTACCACCAAAAACAGGGTAAATAGTCTCACAGAAATCTCACAAATAGTCTCACAAAAGTATCACGGCTGTAAACCGTTGATGTGAGTGGGTTTACAACCAATCACTGACATCATTTTTATAATTTGATTCTTGAATTTAAAATAATTCTTCAGACTCATCAAGTTCACTCCTCCTGACCATGCTTATAAGTGCTTTTTCTTACTTCATTTAAAAATTTCTCTTGCGCATGTTCTGATGTAAAAACAGCTTTTCCATTTTGTGCTTTTAAAATTTGTTCACCAAATAAATTATTGAGGTAACGAACGTCTTTCATTGATAGCTTAATAGGTTCCATTTTAATTATTCTCCATCTTCATAAAGTGCCATGTAATTTTGGGCAGGTAATATAATAACCTTGCCATCACTTAGTGTTATTTTATAAACATCAGAATGCCTGCGCTCATAGTCAATTGAAAAGTGATCTGATTCAATAAAAGTAATATCAACAACTTTGTTGAAGCCAACTGATATTTGACCAACAAAATTGATCCCTTTATCTGTAATATATCCTAGTGCTTTAATTTTCATTTCTTTTTCTCCTAATGTTCCAGTAATTTATGGATTGTTCTGTTTACCTGTAACAAACATCTTATTACCTGAATTTTTACCTATAAAAGCTTAGAGCCACAAGGGTTTTAACCTCTTTTACCTCATATAGGTTTTATTCTATATATTATTTTAATAATCTATTTTAAATACTCCATGTTTTTTTAATATGAGGTAAATGAGGTAAATAGTATTGGTACATCAACATTCGTGACGTAAATATAATGTAATAATCACGATAAGGTCAGGTAAATTGACTTCTATACCTAACACCCATAATTCTCATAGCTATCTGTCCATTATCACTGCCATCTTTAGCATTAGGGAAAGGCGCACTTGCTTTTTTGATTTCATAACCCAATTCTCTCAATCTAGCCATTACCACTTTAGATGATGGTACTTTTTCTAATCCGTTATCAATCCAATAGTTTTTAAGCTCGTTATAAAGCCAATTACTGCGTGGACGACTATTCAAATCAGCTACCAAATGTTCGTCTGCCCAATTTTCAATATCATCACCACTTAAAAACCATTGGGCAGTAGCATCTTCAATATCTTGGGTTAAACTCATCTTGCGTTTGTTTTTAGCCTCCATATACAATGACATGGCGTAATAAACAAACGATCCACGCTCTTTCATATACTCCGTGTAATTGTCATCATCATCACTTTTAGCAATGTGTGGCGCTGACTTGGCTACAACTATTTTCATTCTGCGCCTAATACCCTCATTTGATTTAATGGCTGGCGCTTCATTGGCTGTAAATAGCAACTTAGCATGATTAGTGAAAGAAAAACTATTTTCGCCCTTGTGCTGTGCTTGTATTGAATCCGCTCCAGTCAAGTTGTTAATGATGTCAAAAGATGGTATAAATTTATTGTTTAGATCACTTTTGATATTTGCATAACTTCCAAACATCTCTGATACCATAAATCGGTCAGTTGTTATTTGCTCAAGTGATAAACTAGTAGTCATCTCTTCACCTAGAAATTTTCGTATCAACTCGACAAGATAACTTTTACCAGCTCCAGCATGACCAGTGATAATCACGGAATATTGAAACGGTCTATAATCTCGGTGGAACATTGAACCAAAGAACTCGATCATAAATTTATGGTTTTCGCCCAAAGTTTCCGTAAATAAGTTCAATGTCTTGCCAACGTTCATATCCTTTTTGATTGCAAAATCAAATCCACCTAGAATATACAGCTCTGGACTGTTTGGGATAAACTCCATTGTGTCGCCATCTACTGCGGTATTTTTAAATGATACTAACGATGGTTTAGTTTCAAATACGTACTTTAGATTATCTTTGTAGGTACTACTTAGAATCAATTCAAGAATGCTTCTAAGTAAATTCGCTGTTACATGCCCTTCTAAAATCCCGCTAATTTTTGATTTTAAATAAACATCACGAACGGATCTTGTTTTTATATTCTCCCAATATTGCCCATTATAGTAATATCCAGATAAACTTTGTGATGTTGTAAAAAATTTTGTTTTAGTTGCCACCATTTCCGCTACTAACTTTTGATTGACTCTTTCTTTTCCATCCGCATCTATCCACATGATGTCGGGTTTAGCCGAAGATTTTGGCAATGCTTCAAATTTTTCTTTCATCTATTCTCCTTTTCTCGTCTTTGTTTTTCTCGTTCATAAGCGCTTTTAAATGTTGTAAATATCTCTCTATCTGGAAGCGGAGTAACTGACCTACTATTTATGAGTTTCAAGATGTCAAATGCAGCGTTTGGATCAACATTTATTCTTAGCAAGTAGCCAGATACAGAAACAGCTTGATTGTTCCTTTCGCCCTCTGCGAAGCCATTTAAGACCATCTCCCAACGCTGTGACACGCTGTACATTGCTCTGTTCATTGGTTTATTTGGCTTTCTATCCTTAGTGGATAAGTCAATTAACCACTTTGGCATTGTGTTAGCTTCGGTTATTTTTAAACCATAGTGTCTATAAAATGCTACTTCCTTATCAACTATTTTTGATGATGGTGAAACTGTGACGTGGTTTGTCAAAAGCTCTAAACCAGTGGCTAAAATGTGGTTTAAATTGTTGACATCTACTCCATCAGGAATTTTAAAAAACACATGCGCACCAGCATTTGGTGTGATCTCAACAGCTTCTTCGTCAAGGTTAAATTTAATTCCTAAATCAAGAAGAGCTTGAAAACCGTTTTTACTGCCGTGTCTGTCTATATCCAGAACGACTAAACCAGTGTCAACAATACTAATGCCCACATTTGAGTCATCACCATGTGCTTCAATTAACTGTTTTAGTTCGTTAATGTCATTAGTCGCATCTAAATGACCTCGTGAGCCTTTAAATGGGACTGATGTTTTTGGTTGCATCAGATAAACTGATAAACCTTGCTCTATCAACTCATCAATTTTTGTGATATAATTTGAGTTAATAGATTTGTTTTTAGTCTCTTGAACTTCTGTCGGCAAACTTCCGTTCAAGGGCTTTTTTTGTGTCTTATTCATTTTTTATCCTGCTTTCTGCCATTGATTGATGCACCCATCAGGAACGCACCACCAACCAAAACTATCATTACAATGACTTGACCTATCCATATTGTCATGTTCATTCCTCACTATTTTCCGCAATCCAATTGTCAATTTTCTGATACGTTGACTTCTTAATAATTCTTTTACGACCAGCAAGAATATCAGCTAATGTCCAACGACTAACGCCTGTTTCCTCTGACAAGGTGGTTACTGTGATGTTGCGTTCGCCACGTTTCCTTTTAAGTTCCAAAAGAACTATGCTACTAATTTCAATCATATTTTCCTCCTAAAGCGCAACGTTTTGTTGCTTATAAAAACAGTATAGCGCAACATTTTGTTGCTGTCAACCATTTGTTGCCTAAGTCATTAATATTGTGTATCATAATAATAAATAGGTGGTATGAAAAATGAATAGAATATCAGAACTAAGAAAAGAAACAAATACATCTCAAACAGAACTGGCCAAGCTGTTAGGTGTAACTAGGCAAGCCATTTCACTATATGAAAAGTGGCCAGATAAGGGTGGCCGTGAGCCTAAATTAGAAACATGGCAAAAACTAGCCGATTATTTCAAAGTTTCAGTACCCTATTTACAAGGTCTTTCAGATATTAAAGATAAAACCCTGTTCACTTTTGAAGACTTGTCTGCATTTTTGAATAGTCCAGAATACAAAAAGATAATGTCTGTTGATAACGATCAGGATCTATTAAAAGACATCAACAATAGTCAATCAAATCTTTCTGTACATCTAGATGAGAATATCTTTTCAATCGAAGATAAAGACGCTTTAAAAAATGCTGTACTAAGTTTAAATGAGTTGGCTCTTTCACTTAACTCACCAGATTTTATCAAGTCTGATCGTGATTTAGACAGATTCAAAACTTTACTGAACGCCATCAAGGCATCAAAAGAAATCATAATAGATAATAATGGCAAACAAAATAACATAACCAAGAGTTTAGAATACTTTTTAGAACAAATATCGAGTTTACAAAATAAATCAGATGATTAAAGTAGCCGAGGTATCAAATGTTATTCAGCAAATCATACAGGTTAAGTAAAGAAACGCTTGACACTCTAAAGCAAATAAAATTAACGCTGGATAGTCGATATACAGCTAATGAACTAAATGATTTTTTCACATTTAATGATGGTCAAACACCTGAACAACTAACATTAGAGGGTCAAACCATTATGCTCTGGTGGCTCACGAAATATAATCCAGATTCAAAAAGAGAAGTACCTAGCTATTTTTATTTTAAATATGGCATTTCTTTTGTTGAGCAAGTTAAAATATTAAATAAAAAAGGGCTACTAAATCAATTTAAAGTCACTGAAAAAGGTAACAAATTTATACAAAACCATCATGATATAATCGAACAACACAACGATCCTGATGGTATTAAACGAAGAGCAAAGAACGACATTAAGAATCATACTGACATAGATATTAACCTGTCTGACGTAACGCTGGTAAATTATGATGAAAGTTTAGATACTTCATACGATAAGGGTTCTAGACTCTTTCGTATGGCTGAACAATTATCTAAAGAAAAACATTATGAACGAAGCCTAAAAGCAATTTTTGAGGCATGGAGCGTTGGCTACCAGATGCCTGTTACTTTCCAACGTGCAGCCATAAATGCGAGATACCTCAAAAATTATGAGATGGAGATAGCAATATTAAAATTAGCGCTACAATCAGAAACATTAACGCACGGTAAACAAATTGATGAAGACAACTGGATAAAACAAAGAATTGAAAGAGCTAGTCAATTAGCAAGAAAAAAAGTATAA